TGAAAGAGGCCAGCACACGCCCTGCGGCGCTCGGCCGCGCTGCAAAGCCCGGCTACGGCGTGCAGGGGCATCATGACGATCTGAATCCGCTGGAACGTGCGGCTGTGGACAGGGTGATGGGGCCGGTGTCAAAGGGAGCTGCCCGATTGCAGCAAGGCGTGCAGCGCCACGGGGACGAACTTGATGCGTTCCAGCTGGAGGCGGTCGAGCGAATGCTTGCGGAAAACAAGGAGGATAAGGCATGAGATTTGTTTGCGATTGCTGCCACGATCTGACGAACATCGAGGCAGACCGGCAGATTATGCTGGCCAAGCTTACGCCGGGGAGGGAGGACGGCAATGGACTTAGAGCAAACCGCGATTGAGCGGCTGCGGATGGCCTCGGAGATGAGCCTGCGCTTGTACAATCGGCAGAATCAGCTTTTGCTTGGAGGAAAACGATGATTGCTCGCGTCTTTCCAAGAAAAACGAACGCTTCCCCGACAGATGCGCTCGCATTCTTCGGCCAGCCGACAATCGAAAATATCGCCGACTGCATCAAGGCGGGCGTAACAGAAGTACATATCTCCGTAACGTTTACATGGGATCTCGAAAAGGCCGAAGATCTGTACTACGCATGGCAGATCCTCGGAGTTCCGGTGGAGGTCGGCGGCCCGGCATTTGATGATCGCATGGGAGACTTTACGCCTGGGCTGTATCTGCGCGAGGGGATGATTTTTACATCACGCGGCTGCACAAAGGATTGCTGGTTCTGCTCCGTGCCGCGCTGCGCACACGGAGAAATCAAAGAGCTGCCAATCGTGGACGGATGGAACATCCTTGATGACAACATTCTGGGAACGTCAGAAGCACATTTTCGGGCGGTCTGTGAAATGCTCAAGAGGCAAAAACAAAGATCTGTTTTTACTGGGGGATTAGAACCGGCGCTGCTCCAGCAGTGGCAGGCGGATTTGCTGCACGAGGTAAACCCAGCACGGCTTTATACAGCCTATGACACAAAGGACGATCTGGAACCGCTCATCGAAATGGGCAGGAAACTGCGGGAAGCCGGTTTTCGCCCGGCACGACACGCCATGTGCTGCTATGTGCTGTGCGGCTACGACGGAGATAGCTTTGCGGACGCAGAAAAGCGTCTGACCCAGACCATGCAGGCCGGATTCGTGCCGTATGCCATGCTGTTTCGCGGAGAGGACGGAAAGTATGATCCGGAATGGCGACGGTTCCGGCGCGAATGGTGCCGCCCGATTATCACTGGAAAAAAGTTCAACGAATATTGGAGGGAAAAACGTGACGAATAAAGAAGTCGTGCAGGCGCTGCGGTACTGCAAATTTGGAGTCTCGTGCGAAAACTGCCCCGCAGTAGGGAACGAAGACTGTTTTGACGAGGTAAATACGGCCGCAGCCGACCTCATCGAGCGCCTGACCGCCGAGAACGCGGCGCTGCGGGAGAAACAGAGGTGGATTCCGGTGACGGAGCGGATGCCGGAACCAGAGACAGATGTTTTGGCAGTTTGCAATCGAAACGGATACATTTTCGTGACACCGGCTATCTACGAGGACGGGAAGTTACTGACGCAGGAAAGTGCGTGGAACTGGAGCGACATCTACTGCTATGGCCTGTACGACGAGGAGGCGGATGATTACTACATCCCGGAGGGTTGGTGGGAGAACAGACAGTTTAATCCGGACGATGTGTACAACAATCCGGTAGACTGCGCAGTTACCCACTGGATGCCGCTGCCGGAAGCGACGGAGGAAGGAGACAAGGCATGAGTAAAGCTGTTTTGATCAGCATCCGCCCGATGTGGTCCCAGAAGATCATGAGCGGGCAGAAGACCGTTGAGGTGCGCAAGACGCGCCCGAAGATGAACCCACCGTTTAAGTGCTACATCTACAAATGCGGAAACGGAAAAGTCATCGGGGAATTTCTGTGCGATGAGATCATCGAAGATCGCACGTATGGGCACAATGAAGAATTTTACAGAGCAGCCTGCATGAGCGCATACGATGCGGCGGCATATGCAATGCAGTCGCCGATGTATGGCTGGCACATCTCAGATTTGCGCGTTTACGATCACCCGCGCGATCTGTGGGAGTTTACCGGCCTGCGGATAACAAAAGACGGCTTTGAGCTAAGTTTGATCACCCGCCAGCCGCAGAGCTGGCGGTATGTGGAGGAAGACACATGAGCTACGATATTTCGTTCAAGGTAAAAGTCGACGGAGTTGATGCCTACGTCCCCGTTGGTGCGTGCGACGCAAATATAACTTGGAACGTTCGGAAGATTATTGAGAAATCAACTGGTCTGGAATGGAAGAACTGCCAGAACAATGGGCTTTGCGTGGATGTAATTCCAAAAATCGAGGCTGGCTTGAGAACGTTGGAGCAGAACCCAGATTCGTTCAAAGAATACGAAGAACCGAACGGGTGGGGAACGGTAAAAGAAACAGCACAATTTTTTCGGAACATTCTTAACGATTGGAATGATTTCCAGCAATGGTATGAAGAACTTGTTCCGGTTACGACGTTTTGGACTGAATGCTGGCTTCTTACGGAAGCTACGGGGCTGACCCAGGAGGAAATCAAGGCTCCATTTACGGAGGACACGATGATAAATCTGGCAGAGCAGGCGCTGGGCGTGGAGCCTAGCTGCCTCCGCGAGCTTGCCGAGGCCGACAAGGACGGGCGCGTGGTGGTGCTGCCGTGCAAGGTGTACGAGACTGACGGGGTGAGGGTGTATGAGCACACGGTGCGCGAGGTCATCTACGAGACGGCAGGCGGCCCGGCTTTCGATAAAAATGCAATCGGGAAGAGCATATTTTTGACGCGCGCCGAAGCCGAGCGGGCGCTGCAGGAAATGGAGGGCAAGAAGGATGGATGAAAACCGTGTGTGCTTTACCGTCCGAGGAGAGTTCGGAGCGCAGATGAGCTTCGAGTCAAAAAACACGATCCCGTATGAAGATCTGTGCAAGTGTATCAATAAAGATACGTTGGTTGAGCTGATGTGCCTCGATAGTCTCGGCTATACCGGCGACGATATTCAGTTCATCACGCCGGAAGAGTATGACGAGCGATTTGGAGGCGACAAGGATGCCTGACGAATATATCAGAAGAACCGAGGCGCTGAAAGACTTTGAAGCCTGCAACGCGGAAAATCCGCGCTGGACACCGCAGCGGGTGAAAACGCTCCTGCTGCGTCAGCCCGACGCCGACGTTGCGGAGGTGGTGCATGGGTGGTGGATCTCATTCTTGGACGGTGACCACATCATGCCGGAACGGTACTACAGATGCTCACGTTGCGGCAGAGTAGAGAGCAGACGACAGCCGTATTGTCATTGCGGCGCAAAGATGGACGGTGCAGCCGAATGAGCGGGCTGCGGTTTGCTCGTGGAAGCGCGAAAGGAGGAAAGCTGATGCAGGATTGCTGCTTGACTTGCAAAAATCTGGAATACAGAAAGAACTACGTTTATCCGTATCGGTGCTTGAAGCACAAGGCCGAACGGTTCTCCGAGGAAGAACTGGAACGGAGGTTCTTTTCCGGAGAGGAATGCAAAGACTTTGAACAAAGGAGGTGGCCCGATGGGCACAATTCTGGCGATTGATCCCGGCAATATCGAATCTGGCTATGTGGTGGTTGAGCACGACGGCGAAGAAATTCGCCGCGTGCTGGAGGCCGGGAAGATCGAGAACCCGGCAGTGACTGATATGCTGGATCGGAAGCTTTATGCGAACTGCATAGACGTTGCAATCGAGATGATTGCGGGCATGGGCATGACGGTCGGACAAGAGGTGTTCGACACCTGCGTCTGGATCGGGCGATTCTGGGAAATCGCGTTGAGGTCGGGCGGATATGAGCCGAAGAGGATCTACCGCCGGGAAGAAAAGCTGGATCTGTGCGGCTGCCTGAGCGCGAAGGATAAGAACATTCGGCAGGCCCTGATAGATCGATACGGCGTTGTCGGCACGAAAAAAGATCCCGGATTCTTCTATGTGAACGGCACGAAGTTTGCAAAAGATATGTGGGCGGCGATGGCCGTCGCCGTGACGTATTTTGATAAATACGTCAAGGGGGTAAAGCTATGAGCAAGATGCAGCGCAAGCCGCCAAGACCGCCGATGCAGCTGACGTGCGATGCCTGCGGGAAAACGTTTATGCGCGCACCGTCGAAGTACAAGGCAAAATATAATTTTTGCAGCGAAGCGTGCGCCTGGACGGCACATAGGGACGCTGTGATGGGCCGGGCGGAGCGCGTGCGGATCCTGATCACGTGCTAGATCCCGGTATACCCGGAAATGCGGCCTGTCTGCGGACGGGTGTATCCTGCCGAGAAATACAAATACAGGACAAACCGGACGGGCTACGTCGTCGAGGTGGGCGGCAAACGCGTATGTGT